GGCAATAGTGAATTAGATAATTTTTTAAAGCAAGCGACAAGTGATAGTGAGCGTTGTGGTCGTAAGCCTATGATGTGTTGGAAAAAGACAAGAAAGCCTTGGTTGGCATTTGTATTAACAGAAGAACTAGCAGGTAATCAATTCAATTATTCAATGAAGTATCGTGAGTGGACAGCAGTTGCGCTTGAACAACTTCTTAAACTTGATGATTCATTTTTCATTGATAAAGAACAATTGAAATTAGACGAAAATAATTAAGTCAATTATTCAAAATCTTTAAGACTAAAGACATTTGATTTTTCATCAATGTAATTTTTAACTCCACCTTCTGTTAAGAACCAATGCCATTTTTCAGGATGCAATGGTTTCACTTGATTTCCATAACCATCTGTTAAAATCCAAACAGAGTTAGGATATTTAACATCTTCATTTTGCATAGTTCTTTGAATATATTGTTCAATGATGCTGAAAGAAGTGCCTCCGCCTCCATATATCTTTCTTTCTTTTAAGTTGGTTTCTTGCACATTCGTATCAAAGCAAAATAGTCTTACATTGAATCTTGTTTCTGGCAAAGATTCAGCAGCAGCAAAAAACCTATCTTTTAGATTCCAGCATGATCCTGATGTATCTAAAAAGAACCAAACATTGATTTTATGTTCATCGTAAGTGCGATCATCTATTTCCATTTCTGATGGTATGATCATATTTCTTGGAAGCATGGTCATGCGTCTGTTTATTCTTGCCCATTGTTCAAATTCTTTGTTTTCATCTTTGAAAAACTTTAAGGCCCAACGCTTGATAACTGTTTCCCATTTTTTAAGCTTCTTTGCTTTTTTATCACCTGCAAAAACCCAAATTCCTCCAGATCCGGAACCTGCTGGTGTATTTTTATCTGATTCTTTAGGTTGACCATCTTGTGGTTTCTTTTTCTGAAAATGCTTGCTAATTGTTGATTTAAGGCCTTCCTTTTCTTCGTCTGAAAGACCTTCGTTTAACTGGTCAATTACTTTGTCCCAATTAACAGATTGAGATCCAAGTGATTCATGATCATCAACAGTTTGAGGCCCTCCTCCTTCACCATCTCCCATTCCACCGTGACCATAGACTTTTTCAAAAAGATTATAATAGAATTCAAACATTTCGTTGCTTGATGGCATAGGATTGCGATCTTTGAAAACAGTATCGACCCAACAATAATCTTCTGAACCAGTTATTTTATCACGAGAGAAACCAAAATTTTTCGTTAGTGTATGGTTTACCACAATGTCCATAGCAACATTGGTGGCTTGCCTATTGCAGTCTGCTTCCTTTGCTCTAATGCCATGATTCAAAACAATATGAAGAGCCTCGTGACATATAACAAAAAGCTTATTGTATAAATCTAGGCTGCTCCAAAACTTTGGATTAAACCTAAAGAGAATAAATTTCCCTTCTTGATCAAATTGAACACATGCAGTGTCAATTGATTCGTCAAATACAGGACGACCCATTTGCCAGACTTTATAAAAGACGGCATGGTGTGGCTCAAGAGAGTTTGATATTTCAAGCCACTCTTCGTTTCCAATTTTATATTTTGAGGAAATCATTTGGCAATTCCTGAAAAGTCATCAGAAGGAATCTTCCAATTCATGTCAGTTTGAACAATTTTTTTGAAAATTTCATAAGATTTTATATCGTAATTATTCATAATTTCAGTAAGTGTCAGATTCTTCTCTTTGTGAATTTGAATGAGACAATGATTAATGATTCCAAAAAGCTTATCAAAGCTTGGGTCAAGCATGATTGATGTAAAAAGCCATTTATCTTTTTGATTGTTTGTAAAAGCATTATCTGTATTGCCAAATATTTCGTTCAGAAGTTTTAGTGTAGCCAAAGCTTCTTCTGCTGTTATTTTTTCTGGAATAGATTTTACAATTTTTTCGTAAATGGCAATTCTTTGAGGGCCGCTATCGATAGCCATAGAATTCAATTGAATTAGCTCTGCATCCCAATTAATCTTACGCTTGTTGAAATAAGGAGCAATAGATTTTTTTGGAATTACAAGAACGTCTTGTGCAAAAGCTTTGGCTAGGTTCTCATCTTCAGTCAAAGCTCTACGAATCTTTTTCACTAAGCTAGCATCAAGATTGGCATTCATAACTTGCTTGCTTATCTTATGAAAAGATGGAATTTTATCAATATTTTTGATAATATGATTGCATATTTTATCGTCTGTTGCCATGAGACTTGCAATCTTTTCTTGAGGCATCAAGGGAACAAAATATTCAAGAAGAGTTACTGATTGCACAATAAACTTAATTGATGCTGAAAAATTATTTTCATTTTCAAGAAACTTAGAGGCAGCACTTTGATCTTTGTTTTTGAATAGTTCTTCAATTTGTTCGGTGATTGGTCCGTTTTTAAGAGATGTAATAAGCTTGCCTACATTACTGGCAGTGGGCAATACATCACGAATGTCACCTTTTTTGGAAAACATATCAAGTGCGTATTGAAGCCTTCTGGGACTTACAGTGTTTTTCACTTCTTCGCTAAGATCATCCCACCACTGAATTGCTGAGTCAGCAAATCTCTGACCATATTTCTCACGGAACCACTCTGCGTTGGGCTTATAGGGGATAGGAATGGAGCAATGAAAGCGATCAAGGTGTGCAGGATCACAAACTTCTACATCATATTTCAGTAGTTCGTCGTCATCTGGATTAATTGCACACCAAACGAAACGAAGGTTGGGAAACTTGTGACCATTTACGCTGCCGAATTGAATCAATTCCATTACAGCGTTTCTAATCTTTTTGGGGCTTCTGTTGAACTCATCGAAAAATAAAGCTTCCACTTCTCCTGTGGCAAAGCTGAATGGTCTAATCAATTCAAGATATGTTGTGCTAGCAGGTTTAGATGCGTGTTGAATAACTTCATTTGCGGAATCAGCGTCAAGTTTCCAGTTTTGCATCACATAAGAAATTGCAATTTGCTGATTAATTTTGGCTAATTCACGGATGGTCAAGAAGCTCTCTGGCATGACATCTTCTGTCTTTTCACGGGGAACACCAATGAAATCGACCCATGGGTCCATAGTTGATGCAGAGAAATAACGCCATTTAAGTTGGTGTCGATCAAATGCTTCTTTGATAATTGCTGTTTTGCCAACACCGTGACGACCAACAAACATGATGTTGTAGTTGTTGTTGATCCAAAAATCAATCTTGGCTGATGAAACGCTCATGTCTAATCCTTGTTTAGGTTGCCCTTAGCCAAGGATGATATGGGAAAAATGATTAGGAGTAAATCTGAAGAGCGTATTTTTCAGAAATATAGGTGTTTTCGCCAGCAACTGTTTCAAACCAGATGTTGTAAATTCCTTCATCCAATTGAGTTGTGTCTAAAAACCAATAAGCATAGCTATCTTGCCTATATTCCACAAGGTGCCGATCAACGACGAGTCGGAGATCAGTCTCTGCGGGTACACATTCACCGCAGGATATCTCCATAGATACTCTTATGTCGGAGACTATGGCAAGATTATCATAATAAGATACAAGATCAGCACCTTGAGGAACATTAGGAGTCACTTTAATAAGAACATAACGCTTAGATCCCTTTCTAATTCGATTGGGCCTGAATTGAAAATTGAAGTCATATATTATTGGACTGGAACTTGTAAACCAAAGATCTGGAGCAATTTGGAACGTATTTCTTACTTCAGCTTCGGCACATTCGCCTGATTCAAATGTAACGCTCCACAAGTCATAATATGTACCAATTCCATAAATTTCTGGATCAAGGTAAACAGAAAGGACATATTCTCCTGTTTTAGCCAATTCAACAGAAGAACCAGAAATAGTTTGAACTAAACGTAATCCTTCAGGATTTGATGCGTCTTTAAGAGCGTCATCAATGACATAAATTTTAATTTCATTTATTGTTCTAACATTTGTCAAACTATTAGCATTGTATGTGAAAAGACGCAGATTGACTGTGTCGCCACAAACAGGCTTCTGGTAGCGTTCTTTTGCCATTCTTTACCTCGATCTTTGGTTGGCCTTCTTCTGCTGTGCTTCCATGGACTTATTTTCATTCTCTTTTTGTTGAATGAATCTTTCGATCATCCATTTTCTGAGATTGATTGGAAGGCTCATGGAGCCTGACATATCCAAGTGCATATGATATTGGAAGAAAAATATTTCTTCCGCCAATTGCTCCCAAATTGTTATGCTTGGGTCTTGGCCCTCTTGCGACGAGGGAAGAAAAAATTTGCCTCCAATGGCAGATCGAGACTAAACTCTGCCAAGCAGCTTGGGCAAACAATCTCTACATTTGTATCCACGCCGAATGGTGGCTCGTTGAGAAGGTTGCGAATGTGAGAAACATCATTGATTGGAAGGTTCTTGAGCAATATTTGAAGTTCTGACTTATCAGTGATTCCATCAATATCGTTCAAAAGTTGAGCAGTGCGATAGGTAAGAGTGTCATCTACGCCACTATCGCCAAATGCCTTGATTCGTCGATCACGATGGTCCTGAATTTCCTGTTCGTCACGACCTGTTGAAAATCGATAACTGAAAGGAAGCTTGGATGTCGGAAGAACATCACGAAGTTCAGGACCATAATCATTCGGAGCGTATTCAACAAAGAGACTGTTCAAATCAATGCTTGTGCTGAACTTTGTTTCACACTCTGGACACTTGATTTCAACATCATAGCTTGGTCCATAGGAAATACCACGAAGATAAATGAGAAGATAAGTGCGGTCAATTGTAAGAAGATTTTCTGGTCGAATGCCTTCTTTAAGGCACTTTTGGAAAATCATGTTGATCGCTTGACCCTTCTTGACAAATCTTGGAGTAGCAAGAATTTGTTCTTCTTCTCCAGTCATGGGTCTAATTGAAACAATACCATTTGCTGGCCCATCTTCGCCATTGTAGAACCTTCCCTTTGATGGAAGCTCAATCTCTTCATAAATGGTTGTCGATCCACGAAGACCCTCAAGAAGCTCTTTCAAGTGACCAGAAGAAGAGGCAAGCTTGTTGCTTGGAGGAGAATAAGTTGGAGATTCTCCTCCTGCACTCATAGTTCCAAAACCACGCTTGGATTGTTGTGGTTGAGGCGGATTTTTTGCAGCAGCAAGAGCAGCAGCAAAAGCAGGAGGGATATTGCCTTGAATATCGAGGCCGCTTGGCATGTCGTTAGGACGACCTGAAGTTTCCTGATTGGCCTGCTGACGAAACTGATTAACTGAATCAAGTGGATTACTCACATTACTCTCCTGATTTGATGCTGGTGCTTCATTAGTGCTTGGTCTTCTGATACGAAAATTTTCGTCTGTCATTTTTTACTCCGCAAAACTATTATAAAATTGGTGATTTATCAACCTAAGGTTGTCATAGTATCATGGAAATAAATTTTCAAAATATAGAAGAAACTTTTTTTTTGGATCGCAAGATACAAGAATTGTTGCCGGAATTTCAACAACAATTTGATTCTTGGCGTATCGCACAAATGATTCCGGGACTTAAACCTCTTTCTCAAAAAAGCGTTCTGGAAGTCTTGAATAATCTCAATAAATCTCATTTGGAAAAAATAAGCAAACATTTTGGGCAACAAGTATATGTCAGTAGATTGAATAATAAACTGACAAAGCATTATAATTTTACATTGAATCACCACGAAGATCTTTGTCAGTATAGCGAATTCAGAGAATTTTGCATTACAGCAAACAAAGATGAAATAGGTGTAACATTTTGGCGATAAAGGAAAAACTATGAGTATTGTTCAGCTTCTTTTGTTTGTTATAAGCACTGTTGGCATGTGCCATATTGTTGTAGATGGATCAATTCTTCTTTGGTTCAGAGAATTTGTGAAAAAATTCGCTGAAAAAATCAAGGTTCCAAAGCTTGGAGGAGTCGTCGATTGCTATCTCTGCTGCGGCACATGGTGCGGATTTTTCATGGGATGGGTATGGTTAACACAAAATCCTTGGGAAATATTTGCCTGTGGCTGTGCAGGTGGCTTCCTTGCTAATTTTGCGGCTGTAATCATGAACTGGCTCGAAGCCGCAACCATCGTTAATCTTCCCTCTGAGGACCACAATGGATGAAACAAAGCTATATGTACTTCATTGCAACAAATGCAATTATAAAAGATTCTCAAATGGCAAAGATGTAAAAGATTTATTGCCACTGAAGTTAAGCGACATACCAAGAAATATCCCAAAATTGGATATGATTAAGAAAAAAGCCGTAATGGCTCCTGATAAAAAAAGACTGAAAATGTTCAAGTGTCCTCAGTGTGGCTTTACTGTAAAGTCATATTTGGTTGACAATAATCCAGAAGAAGAAAAGGAAAATTCTGATGAGCAGACCAATTAATTTAATGGATGTAAAACAAGCCCTTCGTGATGCAAGATTTAGAGAAAGTCTTCCTCAGGGATTTAAGGATGATATTCAAAAATATTTGAATAATCCCGGTTGCGCTTGCAATGTTCCTATTTATAAAAAGATAATGACTGATGCCAAACCACAATTACAGGAATACTTCCCTAATAGAACAGTTGCCAACCTTGATGAAGAAGCCAAAAAACTAGCAGAAAATCATTGGAGCGTCATAAACTGTAAAGCAGAAGACCTTGAAAAAGAACTTCAAAAGTTACCAAGTGGTCGCAAACAACTAGCAGTTGCTCGATATGAAGATATGGTAACAGTAGTTGTTAATGAACTCGATGTTCTATTTTGATTCACTAAAATAAATTTTTGTTTGATCTAAAACTTTAAGACAAGAATTCATCATTTTTTCTGGATAATCTTGATACTTGGAGATTTCCATCGGCCAATCACATTCTTGAAGCCGTCTTGATCCAAGTATCTTTGCATTACTGTAAAAATGATAAGCTTTATCATAAATTTTTATAGCATAAAAAATATCAGCAAGAAGACACCAAAATTCAGCCATTGTTGGACTTTTAAGGACACACATAGATATTTTTTTTAGAGCATTTTGATAATCTTTTTTTATATAACAATAAACCATAGCCAAATAATAATTTGTCATATAATATGACATGTTTTGTTTTTTTTGCTGATGTAGATATAAATCAGCATAATTTATAAAAGAATCCCAATTTTTAGAAAAAAGTTCATTACAAGCCATGTAATAAATTGGATCTGGCGATAATGGACTTTTATTATGCCATTTTTTAACAATACTTGTCATGTCGAATTCTGACTTATGATCTGATACTGCAATAAATGCATTCAAAAAATTAGATTCACCTTCAATTGTTTCAAAAACTGGATTTGTAAATTTAAGTTGCAAGGAATTATGCCAAAGCCTAGTTTGTCTTGTAAGCATATCTCCTTGTATTACGCCTATGTTATAAGAAGCAGGAGGCCCAGAAACAGCTATTTTTATTGATTCTAATCCTGCCATAATAGTTTCATATGGCTCAATGAATAATATCCACTGATCTTTAGTTTGTGCAATCATTTGATTTCTAACTAATGAAAAATCATCGCCAAGACTACATTTAATTATTTTTGCGTCATGAGATATAAGTTTTTCAATAGTATTATCCGAAGATCCAAGATCACCAACAATTAAATTACAGTTAATTTCTCTGATTGAATAAAGCAAAGAGTCAATCGTTTGAGAATTGTTCTTCGTCAGTATGTGTATCGCTAGTGGACTTTTCATTATTTTTACCAAATTTGTTCTCTAATAAGAAACCAATTGCTGAGGCTTCATGTAACATATTTTTTTCTAAATAGTATAACCTTAGTTCACGATAAAATTTTGGAACATCAGGTTTGTCAAGCAATGAGTGAAAAATTTGTGCTAGATCCATATAAGCATTATAAGTAAAAAAGGATATTAATGGCCACTGAATATTTGAATAACAAAACCTTTGAGTCCTTGATAGTGCATTTTCAAAAATCTAAAAAAGAGAGAGTTAAATATCAACTTTTTATGGATGATATCAACGAAACACAACATCGAACAATGAAAAGAGGAAATTTTAACAAGCCAGATTCTTGGCTTTTAACCGAAAAAGAATTCAAGATTATTTCCTCAGAATATGAAGAAGTACAGGAACAACTGGCAATTGCATTCTATACCCTTTCAGAAAATATTGTAAGATATGCAAAATTCAATCTAATTGATCAAGATGATGCAGTTCAAGAAGGAGTCATGATATGCTTTGAAAAAATCGACCGTTTCGACCCAGATAAAGGCAAGGCATTTAACTACATGACAACATGCATACTTAATCATTTCCGTCAACTTTATCGAACCGCAAGAAACTATAATGAACTAAAAAGAAAATATCTTGATTTTATACAAATTCAATTAGATCAGAAACTTCCAGCAGTTAAAAGCAAAAATTTCTATAAAAGACACAACATTGTTAGCGATCTTTGAATTTTAACAAATTGATAATTGAAAAAAGTTAATTGCTCTATTATAATATTATGGTTACATTTTAATTGCACAAAAAGTGAAATTAGAAAAACAAGCAAAATTATATTTATAGTAAAAAGTTGGTTCATATGATAAAGCAAGGTAGAAGTCTATTTGATCAGATCGAAAATCAAGAACTTATACAAAAACTTATTGATAGCGGACACAGCAAACTTGTTGATGCTTTTTTATTGCATGATGCCAAAGTATATACAAAAAAAGGCCGTCTAAACAAAAGCGGGGCTTGCAGAGTATTAAAATGCAAGCCAAAAGAACTTGAAGATGCAATTAAAGCCTGCCAAGAACTTTTGAAGGCAGAGCTTAAAGTCGAAGATTCAGGCGAAGATTAAAATAGATAAGTAGCTCTATCGTATCTTAAAGTAAGATCAACAGTTACGACTTCACTGCTTCCCATGTCCAAGTCTCCAAATGAAATATCTTGACACCAAACAGATTCAAGGAACCAAGTTTCAAGTTCCCCACCTATTCCATCATATAAAGTTAATCGAGCTTCAGGTTTTTTGAATCCAACTGAATATTTTAATTCAGCATTTTCAACATCATAATATGAATAAATCCACTCCCAAAGTTTGTGTTGCGGCTTATAAATGTCATATAATGTCAACGTAACTGATTTCCATTCTGGTTTTCCCGGATAATAAACGGTTTCAGTCATGTGTTCCATGCTTAATTCTTTGAAAGAAAGAGAAGGTCTAGATGCTTTTGATGGTGGTAAAGCATTGATTCCTTCTGCGCTTACCTCTGGAATCGTAAAAAGCCAACGGTTTTTTCTTTTGAAACAACCATCCCTTAATCCAAAACTATCACCCCATCCCATTTGCTGACCCATTTACACCTCTACAAATAAAAAAGCCTCGTATTATATACGAGGCTCAAAATTGAAATTTTATTTTTAATTTTATTAAGAACAGCCCTTTTGCAGGTTTTGGCGTATTCCTCCAATACCGCAAGTAGGTGTCCATTTAGCTTCACTAAATCTCAGAGTAAGATCTAGAGTCGCTACGTCTGAAGAACCGTAATCAAGGTCGCCGAAGTTGATTGCAGCTGGCCAAAGATTCTTAAGACTCCAGTTTTCCATTTCTGCGCCTGTACCATCATACATGGTGAGAACTCCGCTACCAGCCCAACCTGTTCCGGTTCCGTCTTCACCTCTGATAGATGTTTGCTTAAGAGTAACCGGATCAGAAAAGTTATAAACTGTAGTGAGCCATTCCCATAGACCTACCATACCAGTAGCGCCTGCTCCGCCCATGTCGTAGTAACTTACAGTCAATGTTTCCCAAGTACCTTTACCGGGAATCCACATTTTCCCATGCAGATAATTAATTTCAGTCTGCTCGATTGAAAGGTTAGGACGATTTGCAACCTTTACGAATGCGGTAGGAATATCCTTCCCACCCCATCTTACGGCGAAAGTCCATCGGTACTTTCTTTTGAAAACAATATTGCTTCCGCCGATTGTACCTAATCCCATGTCTAATGCCATCTGACTTCTCCTTTGTTAACTTCCTTTAATTTTTTAGAATGTTTCAGCGCCTGTTACGAAGCTGCCAGTTCTGTGAATCGAGAATTCGATGAACATGAATTCAGCAGCACGGGTTGGTTGTACGCCAATTCTTGCACGGAATTCATTACGGTCGATCACATCGGCAGTGTTGAGTTCGGCATCGGCTTTGATAATATAAGCAGTCAATCCACGACCAACTTGAACCTGAGTAAGAATATTTTCTGCAATGCTTATAAACTTCTGTTGGAAAATTCCATCGTTTGGATCGAACAACAAGGTACGACTTGCGGTACGAATTGCCTTCTCGATATAGAACATCAGACGGCGAACATTAACACGGTCAAGAGCAGTAGGAGTGCGCTGCAAGGTTTTCTGGCCGAATACCACGAAACCTTGAACATCAGCAAACTGTATAATTGGATTTACGCAGTTGCGATTACCATACATTGTGTCTCTTTCTTCCAAAGTTGGACGACTGTAGACATCTGTAATGTTTGGCACAATTCCACGAGTAAGACCTGCTGGAGCAAACCAAGGAGCTCCCAGAAAATCGCTACGAGCGATAACTGCCATGATTGAACCGCTTGGAGGACACCATACATCAACTTTGTTGTATGGATCATAAATCTTAACCCAAGGCCAGTAAAGTGCGCCAAAATCGCTATCAAATCGAGTATTGTTAAGCGGATGAGCACCATTTTGCCATGCAACAACTTCCTTAACAGTCAAGCCGAAAGGAGCATCGATGATTGCAAGACAGTCTTGACGATAGTCACGACAGAACAGTAGTAGTTCTTGAACAACTGCTGTGCTTGAGTGACCGGGAACTGCAATCAGGTCAATATTTACTTGTTCAGGTTCGCTGAGAGTATAAATACCTGTGTAGCCAAGAGGACTGCCCATTAGAAGCACATCTTGCTCGTCAGGATCTGCGGGGATACCGTCAGAGCCGCCTACAAGAATGTAAGTACCACTAGCAGGACCAGCGCCAACTAAGGTGTTGTCGATGGGTCTGACATAATCAGATACCAAAGCCAAATAGGTTTCAACATAGAATCGGCTTGTTGCATCCTTTGTCAGATTGCCCCAAGATTCAACTTGAACTTCATTTGCATAAACTTCCAAGTTAAAAGTTGAATCAACAGAACTATTAGTGATAACAACTTGAGTGTAGTTACCATCAATACCGGGTGAATCAGCGTTTATAACAAAGGAAACATCGCCACCGCTATTTGCGCCACCATAAACCAAACCAAAAGTTTCAATGCTGGTTGAACCAGTTGTACCTTCAGGACTTGTACCAGTTACGGTAAGAGTTGAAAATCCAAAAACTTCAGTGCTAGCTGGCTTGATGCGAAGACGAGCATCAGCGCCATGATGATTAGTAACGAAGCGAAGCTGTGTTCCAGAGGCTAGTGCTGTCCAGCCACCGGGAAGAGTTCCACCGTTTTCAGCCTTCTGATCATTAATGTCAGAGACAACATCGTTGATGTTTGTGTAAGCAGCGCCATCAGCGATTGTAATTGTCTGAACAACTTGATCAATTAAAATGTTATCAGTGCCATCGATCACAAGCTCAATTACCTGATCGGTAAGACCTGTGAATTCATACTGGCCAGAAACCTGATAGCCATTGATTGGCCAACGATCATTAGAACCTGTTACTGAAGCACGGGTCATGCCTGTGCCAAGACCAGTAGGGTTATCACGAATGGGGTCAGAACTTGTTGCACCACCGTAAATTGCATTTTGAATTGAAACCAGTTCAAGGCTGGAACTAGGTCCATAGGCCCAAACGGTTTTTACACCAATTTCATCAGAGGTATTGGCGTAAAATTCAATACCGTCAAGAATAGTATCAATCTGATCGTTCAAAGCTATGACAAGTTCATCAGTTGTATATGTATCTGCAAGAACAACTAGTGTTTTTGTTGAAAGCTGACCATTAAGTCTCCAACGAAAGAATGAATCTTCGTCAAAAGTGTAAGGACCAGAGGTTCCATCAGCTTCAATTTCAATAATTGATCCAGCTGCTGGGACATCTACTGAAGCGGTCAAAGCCTGTTCGTCAGAAACAGGATCAGTATCTGCAACACGCACAACATAAAGTGTATTTGCAACGAGGAGATATTGATCTGCTGCATAAATCAAGAATGGATCACCCATATCAGGATGAGGATTGCCAAAAATTGTATGCAACTGACGTGAAGTAGCAATCGCAATAGGAAGATTAACTGGGCCTTTAGAGGCAAATCCAACCAATCCTGCCGTATGCGTTGACTGTTCAGGTGCGATGAAGCTCAAGTCTTTTTCAGCAATTCTAACACTTGGGCTGATTGTATTAGATGGTGGAAAACCTTTAAGAATCGCCATAGTCTTATTCTCCCTTTCGTAACTTGTTTGTAATATGCCTTATGGAAATTAATCCATCTTTTTCTGCTCTATCTATATATGGTGTTGATCTTTCATCTTCCAAAACAAAAATATTTTTCCCTGCTCCAACGCCGGGAAGATTTAGAGTAGTGAAAGACTTTGTGGCTCTCCTAGACCTGATGATCAATTGCACTGGATGTCTTTTCTTATTCGTTATTTCTAACATTCCAATTCCTTTACTGTCTGTTCAATTCTGCCTAAAACCTCTGTAATTTCCTGATCTGTAATCCCGTCAACAAAGTCAACTTTCATTTTCAGAACAGCTTTCTTTCGTTCAATTGGCTGCGGTATATATGTCTGTACTGTCATATTAAATTCGTATTTTATAATTCTAATTTGCTGATCACCCGGCTCATTATTCAGGTTGTTAGCAATTGAATCCAATTTAACTATTACTTCCCACGGAACACCATTCACTCGTATGTATGCGACTTGACTAAATTTTGTCAGTATTTGCTCTACTATTTGATTCATATCTTCTCTGTACATAGTCCAAGCAGTTAGACCATATCCAATATTAACAGGAATTCCTTTTGCAAATCCCAAAATAGTATCTTTTTTGTATTTTTCACTTATTGTCGATCCCGGTTTTCCATCAGACTGTTGTAGAAAATTCAATGCTTTATGATAAGTATATCTGCTTAAATCATATTCAATACTTCCTTGTGTTAAAGCCATCATTGGCAATCGAATTCTATTCACAACAAGTGTTTCGTCTTTGCGAATATTTTCTTGGATCATCGCTGCAACAGCTTTTTCAGGTGGCCCAAGCATAATCGGAATTGGCCATCCTTTTCCATCCTCATCAATCACAATTAAATTGCGGAAAAGATCAAGCATTGCTTCATCAGAACCACGAATTGATTTTGAGTAGCGATAAAGAACAGTTCGATCAGGATTATCAGGATCATTGATAATCCTACCTTTTTGCATCGCATCGCCATCAGCCCTTGCTCCAAAACCAGTCTTTTGCATGGCCTGATCTTTAAGCCAATTCATACTTTCGTCATTGATTTTTCTTAGATTATTGCTAAGATCAGGTTCGCAATGTGGTGAAGCAGGATCAAGGATTGGATCTTGTAAGCCGCCAACATCATTGCATTGATCAAGAGGTCTTTGACCATGATTTCCAATTGGATTCATTTTTTCTCCTCATCTATCTAGGTTTGTTTATGGAAAAAATACTGCTGAAATACAGGTCTTGGTATCAAGGACAGCCTCCTCAGCATATTCGATTGCAGATTCCCGGCTGGTCTGGTGAACCAAATGATCATAAAGATGGAGATATACCTCAGCCTTGGCATTGCACTCCATTTGTCGAAGGATCTACCTATGGACTTGAACTTCTTTATTCTTTTAATACAGAATTTCATGTTAAAACAATTAACGGTGAAGTAAAATTTATAGGTGATTTTACAGAAGAAAATAAAATTTTGCCTAATTCCATATTGCCACCATTCTCAACATTCGCACCCGGACATTTTGGAATGACATCATGCCTCGATATTGAAGTTCCTGATGGATATGTTCTTCGTATCGAGCCTCACCCAAGATATTATACCGATGAAACTTATACCGTTCCTTTAGTAATACCGGGTCACATTAATACAATCATGTGGCCAAAAATATTTTTTGTTGTTTTCAAAAATCCAATGCCGGGACAAACTTATATTTTTAGAAAAAATGAACCATACGCACAAATACTCATAGTTCCTCGTAAAGTTCTATACGAAATTAAACCAATGACATCAGGAGAACAATCCGCAAGAGGACTTCTAGATGACTCAATTCAAACATTCTGCAAAAAATTTACAGAAAATGATTGGCATGATAATAAAGGAAATAACTTTGATGACAAATATAAAATCCTAAACAGAATTTATGTTAAAAAAGGAAAAGAAGGTGTACACCAATTCCTGCAAAGTATTGCTGATGAAACTTATAGAAAATATAGAAAAATAACGAAAAAGAAAATTTTCTTCCCAAAGAAAAAGGAAATATGAAAAGCTACAAAATTAAAAAAAGAAGCCACAGATTCATCCCATATATCGCTGGAGAACCTGTGACTTCTTTTGAAAAACCTAAATTACCTCTTTGGTACTTCTCAAAAATTCATAAACCAAATATCTTCAAAAGACAAAGTTTTATTTTGGAGCAACAGCAGGAGCAACAGGTGCGCCCGGTTTAGCAGGTGCGGCAGGTGCAACAGGAGCGCCCGGTTTAGCAGGTGCAACTGGTGCGCCCGGTTTGGGAGCCGCTTGTGCTGCTTTTTGATTTTCAGCAGCCATTCCATTAACCTGTTTTACTATTGCATCTATTGCTTTTCTTGTTTCTGGGTTTGTAATTCCGCTTGTATTAATTTTTTTCATAGCGACTTGTAAGTCTGTAACAGCTTTTACTTCACTTGGACTTGGTAGTTTCGCTTGGGGGGCAACAGTCCCAGCACCAGCAGGGGCGGGAGCAGCACCAGCGGCAGGAGCGGCACCAGCAGCAGGAGCAGCGGCAGGAGCAGCGGCAGGAGCGGCACCCGGAGCCGCAGGAGCAGCAGCATTTTCTCTTTGAATCTGAAGATAAAACTCATAAAAAGACTTCATATATCACCTCGTGAAATTTAATTTCAATGTTATTTTTCGATCAGATCTTTATTAATCATATCTAGTAATTATAAGTTATTGATCGAATTTTTATTTTCTTGTTCCATATCCAAGCATTCTTACTGCTGTATCGACTACTGAATTTCTTGGTTTTGATGGGGTAGGAATAATTGCTTGATTCCTTTTTGCTGCTAATGTTTCTTTTACATTTTGAGTTCTTGCTGCTGATTCTCTTGCAGCTTGCGCTCTTGCCTCTTGTCCAGTTGTTAGTTGTGTGGTTGTTGGTTGTGTAGTTGTTGGTTGTGTAGAAGAAGCATTAGCTTGTGTTGAAGTGTTAATTGCAGGAGGATATTTTCTTGCTACTGCGGCAAGCATTTGTTTTAATACTACAACTGCATTGGGATATTTCGCATAAGCATCAGTCCAAGTTTTTTCCATTACTTGTAATCTACCAGACTTAGAATTATCAACTATTGATTGTTGCATCTTAGGTCCCAATGCATCCCAAAATTCTTTAGGAGTTTTTGCAGATAATGTCTTTTGAGCATTCATTCCTGTTTGTGCTGTTTGCGCTGGTGCTGCTGGTGTCGTTGGAGTTGTTGTTAATGTATTATCTTTCTTTGCTATTTGAGATAATTTGTCTATTGCGATTGTTGGTAACTTATTTCTTGTAAATAAGTTTTTAATTTTTTGAAAATTAGTATCATTTAACAATATTTTTTTCATTTCAGGATTCATCATGCTATATGTAACATCGGGTGCAAACTTATTTCTAGTCAACAATGTATTTATTGTTTTAGCTGTCTCTCTGATTTTGTTATCATCTACTGCTGGCGCTGCTGGCGCTTGTCTTTGTGATTGTGCTGCTTTTATTTGTGCTTCCTTATTAGGGTCCCAATTTGGGTCTTCCATTCTTTTCATAATATCAAGTTTTCTTTGCATATCTTGATTATTTGTTGGATTTCCTGTGACGATAGAGGAAGAATAATTGGTTGTCGTCGCTGCTTCTCTTTGAATCTGAAGATAAAACTCATAGAAAGACTTCATAATATTTCCTTAAACAATTTTAATTTTAATATCAGGTTGTTTTTCTGTAACTTTACCTTCTCCAGTAACAACATCTTCTTGGAATCTCTGACAAATCAATTCCAATCTCAAAGCTCCCCACATCTTGAATTCACCTAAGTTCCTTTGAACAATAACCCAGTTTTCTCTAAGATGTGGAGTAAACAATCTCGAACCAATTTTAGGAGGATGTCCTACATTTTGCAAAACAGCACGATAATTAAGTTCAAACTTCATTTCATCTGGAGCATCAATTCCAAACTGATTCAATAAGTTCTGTGAAGGTATAGGCTCATAAGTACACCATAACTCAACAGGATTGTTTGAAAATAATTTATTCCTCGCTTCCAAATAAATAGGGTCAATCATATCAGGACTGATTATAACCTCATAATAATAAATCGGAGATCCACCTCTCTTGATCGCCTCCTGATCCCACAAATTAAAAAGGTCGTGTGTTCGATCCAATGGATCGAACATTTGAGTACTACCTCTTAATTGATATGGAGTCCCATCCAAATTACATATAGCCAAGATCCCTCCTTAAATTTTTAGAATGCAAAACGCCTTCTAGCCATATGCTCAGACAAAGAAATCCATCCATTTCCATATGTTGATTCAACTTTGGGTTTATTCGGTTTACGACCACGCTTTTTAGGACCAACTGGCGCTACTGGCGCTACTGGCTTTATTCTATTTTTATTCCAATTCATGTATTCCCTGCTGCCGGGAATTTCGGGAGCAAGCCTATTATCGTCAGTTGTACTATCTGGACCTATAACATATCGTGATTTTGGATCTGTTGCAGGATAGGGATAATATTTTTCTCCGGGAGCCATTCCCTGCATTCCAGTAACATATTTATTCATGAATTCTTTTCCAGCATCAATACCAATTTGACTTGGTCTTAAGCCAGTAAGATAGGCATTGCTGGTAGGACCATGCATTGTCCAACGACCAACTGGAAGAGATTGAAGCCTTTCTCCGGGCATAGCACGAGGTAAAGGAGCATTAAAGTCTTTCTTTACTTCTTCGCTGTCCAAACGAGGATCATTTGCTTTGTTCAAAATATCACGCAATGCTTTCAATCTTCCAAGAGGCTTTTTACCTGCCATACCCTTGTTGCTAGCATATGGACTTGCCTCTGGATCATTATCGTATTTTACAAGGAAAGGTGTTTCTACTGGATCTGTTAATTCAGAACGCTTTATGTTTCCTAGTACGGAAACTTCCTTGTCTGTCAACAACTTAAGTTCTTTTATTTCCTTTTCAAGATTAGCTACTTGATTTTTCAGATCATCTCTGCTATTTCGTAAATCACTCAATAGCTTAACATCTAAATTTCCAGCTTGTTTTTCAAGTTCTCTAATTTTATTTTCATAAGAATCTAGTGTTTGTTTAGCATAAGACAACTCAGATTGTGTTCTCCACAATTTTATTGATGCCACACTTGATCTATGCTGTTCACCGGGATCAATTGCGCCCGCCAAGGGCATGTACCAAGTAGAAGAATGATCCTTAGTATACAACTTATTGATTGATTCAGCATCAAATCTTCGTGCTCCACCTCCATATTTATAAGGATAATAGCTGCTTGCGAATTGATCAACAACGAATAAAGGCAATTGTTGTTTTTTTATTCTTTCCTGATCAAGTTTGTAAAGTTTATTTATTTTACGAAGAGTATCATCTGCCATTATTTTCTTTTCTTGATCACTTACTTCTCTCCTTGCTACTTGTTGAGGAGTTGTTCCCATTCTTTCTTGTGCGAAATCTCCGGGAAGTCTAGAGTATCCTTTACCCTTAATTTTAACGTGTCTAACCAATCTTTTAAGACGTGGGTCAATTTTGCCAACAGCAAAAGCTTTTTGGAAAGGAGTTAGTGGAATTTTTTCACTTTCTATTTCTTCACTTTCTGAGGGTGGCCATTGGCTAAGTTGGATAATTTTTTCATTGTCTGAAGGTTCAGCAAGTCCAAGACCTTTAGGATCAATAGCGACTTCTTTTGCTATTTTTCTTATATCTCCGATATATTTGTCGGCACTTTCAACATTAATTCCTAAAAACTCAGCAACTTTTTGCTTGTTCCATCTATGTTCACCATCAATGACATAAAATGCTACTTTCTTGATTTTTTTCCACTTTTCCTTGATTTGTGCGGAATTGGTCTTAGCGATTTTATCGTCAATAATACTTAAAACATTCTTTTCCAACTTTTCATCAGGTTCTGGAAATACATATTCTTCTTCTTCCACTCCTCCTTCAGGTGTTGTTTTCCTGACAATAGGCTCTCTGCTTGTACCAATAAGATTACGAGTTAATATTTTTTGCCGTTCATTTTTGTAAGTTTCTGGTTGTACTTCTGAAAGTTCTTCGACTCTTTTGGCAGTTTCTTGTTTTTGTTTAGCGAATAAATCTTGAGCACTATCAAGAATAGATTGAAATTCTTTTTGATTGGGTATTTTTGCGCCTCTAGCATCTTTTTTGATTTTATTGAAAAGTTCACGGACATGTTGAAGGAGAGATTTATCATCATCTTTATTTCTAAAATATTTAAGTAACTCTTTAGAAAAGTCTTCTTGATCTTTATTAAGACCTAACATTCTCTTAGCTGGAGATCCTACTATTCCTGATAAAATAACTGATCGATTATCTTTTTCGATATCTATTTGTCTTTTTGTTTTTTCATCTGTAGGAATTGCCTCGAATGTTACTTGTCCAAAGTTTTTCTTAACTTTTTCAGCGAATTCTTCTGCTTGTTCCTCTTCTTCCGCATCATTTCTAGTCTTCCAGTTTTTCCCAAAAATGGTTGTTTTGTAACCAACATATAGTGACCATTTCTTTGCTTGACTGCCAATCATGGCCATTACTTTTGATTGATCTTCTTTTGACAAAGTCCCATCAGGATTTTGCATTGCTTTTACTATACGGAATTGTTCGCTTCCCGTTCCCGGAATGATTTCTCCCAATTCTTGACCTTTTTCTGCTTTTTTTCTTCTAGTATAATTGAGTATTCCTGATGGCCATATGTGCATTGTGATAATTGTATCATGAGTAAGTTCGTCTAAATCTACAAATTTGCCACGGTTTCCTAATGTTCTTTTAGATTGACGACAAATACTCCTAATCATATTAGTAACACTGTCATCTGCCAATACTCTCTTACCATTTTCTATGTTGAAAAGTCCAAGTCGAGGCATAATTTCTTTGTCAATGTCTTTGGAAGATGCCGCAAAAGGGTTACTAGCTATTTGTTTGCTTTTGATTTTTGAAGCTTGCCTTTTTTCTCTCATTGCAGCTACTTCTTTTGCTCTTGCTTTTGCTCTTGCTCTTGCTCTTAATTCTTTTATTTTTTCATTTTGTTCTTTTGTTCTATATTTTGACGCTTCCTTTTCTGCTGCATCATATGCTATCTCTTCTGCTGTTTTTGGCTTCTTTTTCCTTGCAGGAGCAACATATGGAATTTTTTTATATGGATATGGTTTATCGTATTCTCTTCCTAAGCGTGGATCATAATAACTTAATTTACTTCTATCAAGGTTTTTTTCTTCTACTTCTTTATCAAATGCTGCAAGTTCTGCTTCGTAATCTTCTGGATCTTTATCAACCAATCTATAACTACCTGAACCTTTAGGAACCCTTTCCTCTAGATCGTCAAACCTAACTCTTTTATAGGGGCTTGGCCTTTCACCTTGTCCCAATTTACCAAGCGCTGATTGCTGATAAGTATCAAGTTCATCTTTGTAATCTTCTGGATCTTTTTCAATCCATGTGTAATCAGATGGTGCTTCGGTGAATAAAAGCCATGATCTAAAGTCCAACATAATTTCTGCCCCTTTGTTTTATTTACTTGTTAACGCAATTTTTTAATGATATTTTATAAAAAAAAACAAAAACCCCAATCCCAAGAGATTAGGGTTTTTGAAATTAAATTATATATTTTTTAATCAAGAGTAAGTCGTGGGGTAATTGCGATCTCGCCACCACCGGATGGTAAGGTGAACGGAGCCGTGGAAAATCTTTCCACCCACAATAAATTAGATGTCAAATCAGTAACATAATAACCGTAAACAGTAACTGCTGCCGAAAAATAGAAACTTTGCTCACTATATGCCGCTGAGTTAGTCCCAGCAGTAGATGTGGCTACAGTCCAGTTGGCACCATACAAAGTAATAACAGAGTAGCCAGAAGCAGTTGTCTCAGTCAAATCACCTATTGAAGTCGTTTTTGAAGGTACATAGTTGTTAGTATATAAACGCAAGATTCTTTCGCCCCCTGCGGAGCCAGCAGAACCATCCTGTGCCAACTGATTAACGATATATTGCAACATCAAAATGTCGCTCTCGTTAGGAACTACCAATGCCATAAATACCTCTTCTTGCGTCATTTTATATATGACAATCTAATTTTTTTTGCACTACTATATTTTATGGCACTCAAAAATAAGGACGGATCTCTCTACACACTCCAGAAACCAAACCCAGTAATGAAACAACAATCATTATGGAATAATGAAAAATTTATACTTCATAATATGAAATGTAAACCTGAAATAAAAGAAGATGATAACATCATCACCTCAGTTGAAAACGATACCAATGAATTCATATCAGAACTAAAAGAAACTAAACCAGAAGAAAAAAAACCCGAAGAAACAGAAAACACACAAATATTTGAAAGAAAAATAGTCGTACACCAAGATCTAAAAAGAATCGAAGAAGAAAAAAAACCAGAAATTGAAAAGGTTTTTGTACACTGCCTTCCAGCAACAGTAAGAACAAAAATCGATGAACTATATGGAGATGTCATAAAAACAGTTCAATACGGAAACCCAACTTCATTTGAAGGAGTAATACTAAACAATCGTGATGTTGATTTTGAACTATGGACAGATACCGATAAAATAACAATAGGATCTATACTTTACCCGAAAACAAACAACAAACGCTGGTGGAAAGTTAAAAACAAAGAACCAAAAGCAGATGGATTCATCCTTTATTGCATACTTTCAGATTATCAACCATCATTCGACTCTTGATTTTTTATCAGGAACTATACTAACAGCCAAACCAAGCTTACTTAACTGCTCATGATGATCAGCAACAGCCTTCATATAAGCCAATTCATATATGTCTGTCACAAGATGAAAAAAAGCCTTTAGATCACCTTCTGTCGCCATCGCAACACCTATACGCTCAATAATATTCTCGTTCTGAGCGTATCTCTCTTTCAAAACCTCAAACATCGTTTTCTTAACATGATGAATCTTTGGGTTTACCATCATGTCCATCCAATTTGTCATTAATTATCTTCCCTTTGCATTTTAATTAATTCTTCAATCTTATTCATCATCATATCATAGTCTTCTTTTCTAAACTTGTCTTTTATAACATTTATTCGACTCTTAATGGCATTAAGAGTTGGTTCAAATGCTAACGCAAGTTTCGGATCGAAAACAATATTAAACAAGTTTTCAGGAGTTCTTTCTGCTCTCATCAATTTCATATAATTGACTTTTTCAGGAGAAAGCCTTCTGATTCTATTGATTTGTGATTGAGGAGTAACAGCAGAAGTAGTAGGAATGGCAGGAGCGGTAGGAGAGGTAGGAGAAACTCCTTCTATAGTTTTAGTTAATGCATTCTGAACAGCAACCAAAACTTCTTCCAAACCTTCAGAATCTCCCATAAATTGAGGATCAGTTTCTAAATCTTTTCCAATTTCAATAACATATGCACTGAACTTTGATGATCCCTGAGGTAAAAACTTACCACGAATTGCTGCTTCAGGCATACTTGACTTTTCAGCGTTAAGTTCTTCCATAGCATCATTTATTTGTCTTTGAATCATTGCATTTGGTCTTCTAGCAATAACTCCTGTTGGAGGAACTAATTTGGCTTTTTCTATCACATCCTTAACTACTGGAAGTTCTTTGAAAGCAATAATCATTCTGTTCAGATCATAACCTTCTTTTTCCCAAGCTTCAATTTGAGATTCTGCATTTTGTTGAGCTATTTTAGGAGGTAATGTATTCGCACTTCTGTAAAAACTTGCAAGCATCATTGTCAAATCTTCAACAACAGCAGTTGTGCTGTAAGACATGTTCATGATAAGATTGCCAAGCTCTTCTTTGCTAATATTTGTATCCTTTCTCTTGTCCTTAGCAGCCTTAGATTTTTCTTCAGCTTCTTTAGCATCTGATTCCAATTTGGCTAAGTCTCTCAAATAGTTTGACATATTTGCAGGATCATAAGGGAAATCATTGTAATCGCCAGTATGCTGTATTCTAGTGCTGGACAAAGGATTCTCTTCTCTTGTCTGCCTCGTTTCTGCATCTTGAGATCTTCTTCTTCGTGTTCCACCACCACCAGACCAACTTTTTTGAGAAAGTAAGTTGGTTGCAGTATGTGCCATTCTCTCAATTGCTTTACTTAATTGTCTTCCAGATTTGTACTCGTTACTTACAGAGCCTTGTTCGCCCTCTTCTGGCTCAAAAAACAAATCATTGTCAAAGTTGTTTTCAATGTACTTTAATGCAAAACTATAAATAAGAGGAACATTTTGAAGCATCAAATACTTCTCATGATCAGTTTTACCACCACAATTAAGATTGTTGATACACCTAACAACTCCTTTTAGTATGTAAAAATACATATCACCACTTTGATCAATAACAGCAGAAGCTTCTCCATTTTGGACACTATGGCTTGCCATAGGTTGATTTGAAATGATAACTTCAAAGGCCCTCTGATATTGAGCAGTTGCCTTGATAAGAGTCATCTTTTTTGCCGTGTTGTGATTGAGGAATAATCCTCCATCCTTAGATATTTTTTTGCCACTTGGATCAATATCATCAGTGATTTTGATGAAATCTTTTTTATGACCAACAATCATATTTGGATCATGTCTTTCTCTTTCTCCGGGTTCAATTTCTCTGTAAAAATGAGATTTTTTAACAAGAGGAACCCATTTTCTACCATCATTTTTGAAAGGAAGGAAAAGTGGAGGACCAATAATATCCTCTCTAATCTCACCCTTGACTTTTCTTGTTCCTAAAGTCGCATCAATACCTTTTGGATAATTAGGTGGATATGGAGGACTTTTAATTTCTACTTTTTTATTCTTGAAGTCAGCCACAAGTCTCTTAATCGCTTCTTTTTCTATTACATCTTCTTTGATGTCTTTTGCACCACTGTGCATAAGCCTATGCTCTTGTCGGACTATTTTTTTATACCTTTCAACTTGTCTAGCCCTTTCAAATGTATCTTCATATCCTGTATCCATCCATTTGATTTTTGGATCAGAATTATCAAAATCTCCTAAAATACGGTGAGCATTTAATTCCATATATCTTTTAACAGCACGATCTATTTGATTTTCTGTTGGGAATTGCATTCCTCTTACCACATTAGGTTCCCCTAGAGTCCCTCTTACAGGATCTCTTAATTCAAAACCATATTTCCCTTTTGTTCCCTCAAGCCCAGAACCACGCAAATGTTCTTGGCCCTTTGTCCTTTCAAGCTTGTGATAAAGTCTTCTCAAATAAGGATGAGCTTTAACAACAAGATCTTTACCACTTCTTTTGCCTCCTAACTGCTCAGGAGGCTCGCCATTTTCTTTTGGCATATAAATCAGATCCTTGACAACAAAATCTACTGAATTAGGGTCGTCAACAACTTGTGCGTTATCTTCATTTTTAGAGTAAAAATGATCATTAGCGTATTTCTCAGCTAAATTATTAAACTCATCATCAGTTAAATCACGAGTCCAACTAGGATTGGAAGAAGTATTGATAGTTTCTATTTCTTCTTCACTCATTCCAAAAGGCTCTGGAATATTCATTATTTCTCTTGCCGTTTCTTCCGACCTTTCCTTCAAGAAATTTTTGATTGCGACTATAAGTTCCTTAAAACCTCTCGTTGCCTTGATTTCATGCAATTTTTCAATTTGCTTGAAAAGCATTTCATAACGCTGATGAAGAGCCTGACCCCAAAGATTATAATTAAATTGCTTCAAAAAATCGATATCATCTTGGTCAAATTGCACGGATTTTCTTACAACTTGGCGCTCTTTAGCCATTTCATCTAAACGAAAATCAAAAAATTCATTGTATCGCCCTTTTCCAGTTGTCTTAAAAATATATTCTTTGAATGATTTTAACATATCAATCCTTTTAACAATTCCAGTTCTACTTATTCTATATAACAACAGAATCATTCATTTTTTAAGCAAGGTAGCAAGTATATGAGTAACACAATTTATATCCCAAGACCAACTCAAGATCAATATAATTCATTATCATGTAAAAGTGGTTGCGGAAATGGAGGAGGAAGTTGTGGAGGATTAGGGCCAACAGACCCTATTTATAATATCGGACCACGCAAAAATCGTGAAAAAGTTCGTGAACAAATCAAAGATTATGTCCTGACAATGCTAGGAGCACCTGTACTACCACTTGAACTAGATGACCAACAACTTGAAAATAGTATAGATTTTTCTTTGCAAATATTTGAAGATTATGCCCCAGCTGAATACTTTCAATACTATTCATTTTATACATCACCCGGACAAAGCGTCTACGAACTTCCTCCCGATGTCGGATTCGTTCGCCAAATTTCCTATAAAGAAACTGCAAACTACGCATTCTCTGCATCAGACCTCGGAGGAGTAATCCCTCTCGAATACATGGGAGCAGGTGCATATGGATCAATTGCAGGTGGCATAAACCCACAACAACCAGTCTGGGGAAAAATGAGCGATTGGGTTCTCTATAAACAATACGAAGATATGTATAACCGCATCTCAGGACAACAAGGAGGATGGGAATACCTCGGCGGATATAGACATGTTAAACTTTATCCAGTTCCATATAGAACATACCCAGTCATCGTCCGATACCTACAAAGAAAACCAGACTTCCAAATCGTAACTCAAGCAATGCAAGAAGGAGCTCTCGCTTTTGCTAAAATTATTCTTGGAAGAATACGCTCAAGAATCGGAAATCCACCCGGCCCCGGTGGAGGAGTACAACTAGATGGAGCAGCTATACTCGCCGAAGGAATTCAAGACAAAAAGGATTTTGAAGAAAGATTATTGGTAAGATTTGGAGATTTATTGCCCATAAAAATGATGTAATATTTTTGGTGAATTGACTACATTATAGCATTTTACTATAATGTAGTATGCCTAAATTTGCATATTTTACTGTTGCGAGCGATGACTTTACACCCGGAGTGTATTGTCTTGCAAAGTCATTACAGAAAATAACACAATATCCGCTTTATGTAATCAGCATTAACATCACTGAAGAAAATAAAAAAAAGCTTGAGTCTGTTGGTTGCAATATAATTGACACAGAATATCTTGGATCAAAGACTTGTAAGCCACAGCCTTATAGAGAAAATCCAAACTTTGCCAATAATTGTTACAACAAAATCCATCTATGGAATCAAGATTTTGATAAAATAATTTATTTTGATGCAGACGTTTTGGTAATTAAAAATATTGATCATCTTTTTGAAATAGAAGCAGATTTTGCAGCAGGATCAAGTTTTCAAACTATTTTAGATGCAAAAACAGGAAAACCAATTAGAGCAGGATGGAGAGGTGATTATTTTAATTCTGGGGTAATGATACTCAGACCTGATAAGAAAAAATTTGAAGAGCTTCTTGTAATGAAAGATACAGTCGAAACACCAGAAGATCCATCTGATCAAGGTCTTCTAAACCATTATTTTTTCAAAAAATGGCATAGACTAAAACCAATCTATAATTTCACACGAAGAGTTTTTGATGTAGCTCCAATTAAATGGAAAGAACTAAGGAATGAAATTTGTGTCATCCATTACACTCTTGAAAAACCTTGGAAAAAACGTGAGGATACCGATATAAACAAATTATGGTGGGAGGTCAATGACTCTGCCAACATTCTGAGCTAGACCACAACATATTCCAGTCACTGCTCCTAACATCATCCCACTCAAAATTTCCTGAGTATCGAACCAATGTAACAGAAGATGAATTAGAATCAAAAGAAAATGATCTGCTGTGGCACCAGCTTGTTAACCAATTTTTATTGAAATATTTCTTTTTCATGATTATTTGAAATAACATTTATCACCTTTGAAACAACTGCTCATAAAACTATTTCTTTTCCAATCATCTTCGCCAATCATCGATACATTCCAATTTAGTTCCCAACAGAAAGAAATGTTTTGACAGATATTACATTGCATTAACCAACAATTAGAAACAGCAACTGATTTCATCACTTTTAATTATAGATTGAATCAACAAAAAAACCGCTCACATTTTTTTGTGAGCGGTGAATGATTATTTGTTTATCAGCCTATTTAAGACATTAACTATCCATTTCAAATCTACACCATTCCGGCTGATAAATCAGTTCTACAGCATTTAAGCTGATGATAACTGAGCTTCCGATTGGATCTTCTGAGTTTGGTTTTTCGCTGTTGCTAGCACCGCTGCTTTCTACGGCCCTAGCTTGGGCTAGGATGACACAATCGTCTGTTACCTTACTCAGGATTCCCCGATAATTAAAACGAGCGCAGAGGATAGCCACAGGCTGTCCAATGTACTCTTGCATAATTGCAGCCATATTGCTACCAGTTGACTTTTCTGGTGATACACGGGCAAAGTTTCGCTTAACAGCCATGATAGATCCTTCCTTTATGGTGATAGCTATTGATTAATCGGCCACTTGACGTTCACGATTTGCCGAAAGGGGATCATATTCCTTTTGGCGAGAAACACAGATCCATTCCCCCATTGGGAGTGTTATGGAATTATGTTCATCGTGAGTGATAGTAACGTCACATTTTAGTGAGCGGACATAGATGTCGCCCTTTTCGTCTACTACAGATTCCATCTCGCTAATTGATGGAGATGAAATTTTGTGGCTATGACCAGTAACCTCGCCATAGGCGAGGATATTGGTTTTGTATGGTTTAGTCTTGGATGGGATCTCCTTGACAGACTTGAAGAAAATGTCACCTTGTCTTGCCTGCATGGCTTTCTCCGTTTGGTTTCATCGTCACATTTTTAGTATATGCGGATTTCTTCGTGTTGTAAATAAAAATCTTTACTCGTGTTCGCCGATTTTTAGTAGAGCGCCAATTGTTATGACCATATAGTAAATGCCAGCAGGGATGAGAAAAATAGGATCTTGAACAAATCCTAGCCAAGGGAATATGATTGCAAAACATATTGTGACAAAAGGAAGTACGCCTTTAGCTTCAACTGTGAAGATGTTTTTGGCAATTTTTATGATTACCTTTAATATTTGGAGCAAGATGAATTTAACTGCTTTCCATGCAGCCCATAATACTGCCCCTCCAACCATTGCTGCGCCTTTTGCCAGCATTCCCATAATACTTTCTGTTGTGGGAGGGAGATCTCCTTTTAATAGTTGAGCATCACTTTGTGCTTCTTTTTTAATTTTTTCGGCAGCTTCTGGATATTTTGCTTCAAATTGTCGTTTGAATTCTGCAATTTTGCTTTTTGCTTGTTCGCCTTTTTGGGATATTTGCGCTGATGACATTCTAGCTATTTCATCTTCTTTGATTGAGTTTTTTAGTTTTCCAAAAAAACTTACGGCAGAAGATTTTTCCTTTGAAACATCAGCATTTTCTTCTGATTCTTCTGATTCTTTTGATTTTGCTGCATCTTCTAATGCCTCGTTGATATTTTCAATAATTCTATTGATTCTACGGGTCATTTTTTTAATTGAATTCTTATCATGACCCGCATCATAATAATGATCTTGATTGATTACGCCAGCTAAATATTGCATTTCGTCTAATTTTTTCATAGTACTCCTTGCAGTATATATTCAAATAGATCAAGTTTCCTGCGCTGGTTGGTATTCATCAGCGTTCATGCCAAATGTCCATGCAACAGCTTCTTTACATTTTTTTGTTTGAGGTGGAACACAAAGGTAGTAATTTTTATAGCTACCATCTGGTTCTTGAGTGCTGTTTATGACTTTTAGATAGCTTACTGGTTCATCGAAAATACCATCGATTTGGAAAAGAACCATTCCTGTGTCATTGCACCGATCAATGATTTTGGTTCTTGAGTCTTCCATGACCTTATCAAAACCAATTATTTTCATTCCCACATACCGAACTTCGGCGTTGCTGTGAGAAAAAACCTCATCAATGGTTAAATTTTCTGGCTTGTGGTAAAAATGAGGTGGAATCCTGATGTTTTCGTAATAAAAGTTGATTGAACCAAATTTATCGGCATCGATTCCATGTTTTCTGCCGTTTTGGTAGTATGTGATTCGGGTTGGGCTAATGAGTGCTGGTCCATTGTCACGATGCAATCGTCCATCTTCGTTTGTGAAGCGTTGAATTGGGCCAAATGGGTATTCTTTTGAAAAATAATCTAATCGAGCCTTCCAAGCTTCAAAACCTTTGTTCTTCATAATCATTCTCCTTGATGGTAGTGATTATATGTTGAACATGTTTTTTTGTAAACTAGGAAAAAGGATATGGTCCACTGAATCCAAATCTTTGAGATAGCATCTTCCAATTTTGCTTTACCCATGCTTTGAATGATGATTCTGCTTGTTGGACCATAGTTCCGGGTCCATCAAATGTTTCACCTTTGTCACGATATTCGATTACATGTGTTGCTTCGTGAGCTATCGTGCTAGCAATTTCTATTATTGCAGCAGGACTGTCTCCATATTTCTTGATGTGATCATCAACATCGATTCTTATTATTGATGATGCAATGATCTTTTTGGGGTCTATTGTTTTTTTTGCTTCATCTGGAAGATGGTCTAATATTTGTTTCCTTGAAAGTTTTTGGACTTTTTTATCAATTAATGGGTCGTTCGGATAAATTTTCCTGATTTGATCCATTACATCTTGCCCAATGACATTTGAGTTTTCTGTATTGATGAACATTCCAAATGCTTTTCCTGAATGCAGGTCTGCGATTGTTGATATGTTATATAAAAGCTTATGTTCTTGATCTAGATTTTGATCGTACATTCTAACGAGTTCAATGCTATCTTTTATCTTAGCATATTTTGTAAGAATTTGAGAAGCGTTAACGAATTCAGTTCCTACAGTTGACTGCTCTTCGATTTGTAGCCAGTTGGAGAAATTAAGATGTATCATGCAATATATAAGCATGAGGATCACATGAAAAAATTTGATGATTGGCGAAAAGAACAAGATCTGGAAGGAACCCAGCTTCAAATTGTAAGCAAAAAAGAGTTCCTTGATGAATGCATCCAATATTTTGGATCAGTTTTGCGTGGAAACATGAAAACTGTTAAGGAATATAGGAAAGAAAATTTGATTGAGGCGGCTGAACTTTCGAGATATTCGGTTGAGGTTAATTACAGAACTAATGCAGATGAGGTTCTTGAGGGTTTTGCGAAGATTTGTTTGGGATATATTAGTGCTGCTCTTAAAAATGCTGGTTATCACACCAAGCATGTTTACACACAGAAGCCTTTGAGGCTTTTGGTTTCATCGAGAAATTGGGATGATGGAGAGTGGGCTGGATGTGTCACATGGCATCCTGACCATAAGTGTTTTGTTTTGAGTAAAGGTAATTATAATCGTGACAGAAACACGATAAGCATATCGAAGTCTGAGAGATGTACTGGTAAATCTGCATCGGAAATTAGTAAAGAAGTAATCAACACTATGCATCACTTAAAAGACCAACCTGATAAACATCGGGAAAAGCTTAAGCCTGTTGCTTTGAAGAGAGGCCCTAAGCGATGAATTTGTATGAGCAGTATCATCACATTGGCAAAGATGGGAAGAAATATTGGGGTAAGGCAGGCGCTGGTATCATCTTTACTGATGGGAAAAAAATACTTCTGCTCAAAAGAGCAGAGAAGGGTGACCATTTTGGCAAGTGGAGCATACCCGGAGGAAAAGTTGAGAATGGCGAAAATATAATTGATGCTGCTCAAAGGGAAGCAAGAGAAGAGTGTGGTAATTTTACGGGTTATCGATTCGGTCATTACGATGATGCTGATGGTCGTCATCATTTTCATACATTCTTTTACGCAATTGATAAGCCTTTTGACGTGACTTTATCAGATGAACATAGCGATTATAGTTGGGCCAATCTTGATGAAGTGGAAAAGATGAGTTTGCATCCAAGATTTAAGTCAAATTGGTTTTATTTCAAGAACAAAATAAATAAAAGATTACCTCAAATCAAGTCTTTTAGTGAATGGATCAAGCAAAGAGGTTATTGAGTTTGTATAAAAATAGCCCTGCTAATGGCAGAGCTATTTTCGTTTTTAGTAGTATTTTGTATTAGTTCTTGATAATAGCAACGCCGTCAAGAGGGTTCTCGTTAAGTAGAACATCTCCATGAGGTTTTGCGCCAGAAGAATCATTTAGAGATTGAACTGGGCTGTCGCTTGAGACAACATGTTCAATTTTACCCTTGTTGGTGATAGTATCTGGTTGATCGAGAATCAATTTGTGTTCTGCCATTGTTTTGTCCTCCTTTTTATGAGCGATTTCGTCAGCAATTTCTTGAGTAGTCTTTTTTGGTGTAATTTCTTCAATCAAGCGAAGAAGGTTCATTGGCGATCCTACCAAACTCATAAAATAACTATCTCCCTGAAAGCGTTTTCTTGGTCCTATAGACCTAACACCTGTTGGTGTTGACTTGGGCAGCTTCAGGTCGCCGTCCGTGTTATTTTCATATATATAAAGACCTGATCCGCCAAGATCGCTAGCTAATTTTTCAGCGTGCATCTGACGGCGTTCATGTCTATTGGCTCTTGGTGCATATTTCATTTCTACCTCGCTTGTTCTTGCTTCAAAAAATTTGGAATTTATCCAGACTTCTTGATATTATAGTATGTTGAGAATATAGTTTTTAGAGGTAATTATGAAAAAACTTCCAAAATGGCCTGATGTCTATCCACAAGGATGCAAAGCTGGCGATGAAGAACAAGAGTTTTTTATCGCTCTTGGTCGCAATCCTAAATGGCAATGGCGAAGTGTGGCTGCAATTGCCAAGGAGTCAGGACTTTCAAAAGAACGAGTTGAAGAACTGCTCAATAAGTATTGGAAAAAAGGAATGGTTTTCCAAAATCCTCAGAACGATGATCAATGGGCTTATTGGGAAAGAGTTCCACAAATGGTTCCCAATGATGTTCAAAGCATAAACGATGAAGATCAAAAAAAGAGAGTGAAAAAGGCAAAGAACTAATGATGAACTTTAGTACTTCTTGGCAATCAGTCCCTACCAAAGAGCAGGACTTTAAGAGGTATTTCCATCCAAACAATGGTTTTTGTCGATGCAAAAATTTTTGAAGAATATGAATTATGAATAAAATAAATGGTTTTTATCATATTGGTAATATCGGAATATGGCAATCAATATATGAAGACCAAGTTAAATCATTAAAAAGTTCTGGTTTGCTAGACATCACTGAAAACGTCTATGTTGGTGTTTCTGGATCAATGCCAAAAATCGATTTATTTCCAAAGGCAAAAATTGTTGTGCATAACGAAAATCTGAATGAAGGCGAGAACCAGACATTAAAGAAAATGCATGAAATGTGTCAAACAATAGAACCATGTAAAATTTGGTACATTCACACAAAAGGAGCAGTAAGAAATAATAATAAAAATATAGAAATTTGGAGAAAATATTTAGAATATTTTGTAATTAATAAGCACAAAAACTGTATAGATGCTCTTGATGAATATGATGTATGTGGAGCAGAATGGATCGAATATTATAATATATCTTTATTTGCTGGAAACTTTTGGTGGGCAAATTCTAATTATATTAAGTCTCTTGAAAACATACTTGTAGGAGATTTACCAAAAGGATCTCAAGAAAGACATCACGCAGAATATAACTTTATAACAAAAAATAATCCAAAAGTCAAAAACTTCTTTAATTCAAAGATGGATCTTTATCATGAAAGAATAGATGCCTCAGTGTATGAAGAAAAATGATTAATATTTAAGACCAATAACTATCATATTTATTTTTTATTATCTATGAAATAGCACAAATTGAATGATTATATTGGAAAAGAAATTTCCAATATAATCCAAATATTTTTTAATTGATTGAAGTCTAAGATTTACATCGTTGATCAAAAAAGCAAGCAATATTCCTATATTCATTTTTCAATCTGTCTCGTAGTCTTTTCCCTTTTCATACTCTAGTTCGCCATTAGTCCCAAGTGCATAATCAGGTGGAGTTTAGTGACTAACATGATGCTTGTGCTTTGTAATAGGAGGTCCGGGTGACATCTTCCATAGTGCATCAGCAGCACGACTCATAAAGTATGCGTCAGGATAATGACTTCTTATATATCCATCAGGATAAGCCCAATGAGCAATACCGTTCCTTGCGATACTGCCACCTTCATCTTGTTTGTAAACTGGTAATTCTGCCTTATTGTCACCAGCCCATTGAATAAAGCTTTTCATTATTATTTTCCTGCCTTTGGTCCGCCCTTACCATAACCCAACTTAAATAGTGCATCAGCAGCGTAAGGAGTGAAATATGCGTCTGGATATTGGTTGCGAACATAAGCGTCAGGATAGGCCCAATATGCGATTCCTGCTCTTCTCTGTGATCCAGCTTCTTCTTGCTGATAAACAGGAAGTTCTTTCTTGGTTTTTTCAGCCCATTTTACAAATGTATTCATAAATTTCCTCGCTTCATAATTTACATGAATTGACTCACATGTTAATATGTATGCAATTTGTGAAATTTATCACATATGAAGCCACAAATTATAGATGCAAGCCAAAACTTGTTTAACTCATCATCAAAAGAGTTATTTAATTTATTTATTCTTCGTTTCAAAAAATGAGGAAGTAATTTAGAAAAAATGAAAAATTTTAGTTAAATTAAGAAGTAATGTAGAAAATATTCTTGACTTCACACTATGACAATTATAGAATTTTTAGTAATCCGTCTACCGTTGACGGGATAACTTTAATAATCCGTCAATTTTTGACGGAATAAGACGAATGAAAGGTCAAGTTTCACAATGAGCAATACTCTACCTGTCCGCATTACCACTCGTAAGATCACAACTGGTGAAATCTACGAAGGAACCGTTAGCATGTGTGGTGGCCGTCCTTTTAAGCTTGTTCGCAAGTCTGATGACAGCACCCAGTTCCCAACCCGCTCTGCGGTTGTTGGTGCTGCTCGCAACTTCGCCAAGACTTATGGTTTTGCCGATGTTAATTTCGACGATGCAGCAAAGGCAAAGGTCGCAGCAAAGACCACTGCAACCAAGTCTACTGCGACAAAGGCTACCGCAACAAAGAAGGCTGCAAAGAAGTCATCTGTTGCCACAAGTCGCACTGCTACTCCAACACAGGCGCAGACACAGACTTCAACTTCTGTTTCTCGTCCAACAAACAGTCGTTGATTAAAATAGAAGTAAATTCTTCTGAAGGGTATGTCGATTGACATACCCTTTTTTAATTAAAATATTTTTCCACAATGTCTTTAGCTTCAGAAAAGACTGAGTCCCATTCACCTTTTTCTTTTTGCCTTACAATACTCATTGATCCGTACCAAATACTAAATTCACCATCAATCTCCCAACGCCAATCTGGATTCCATGGCAATAATAAAACACATGTTTTGCCCATGGAGGCAGCAAGATGCATAACTGCGGTATCAACTCCGATTATCAAATCAAGTGAATTTATAATCGAAGCCGTGTCTCCAAAATCATTGATGTGACTTGACAAATCAACAACTCCCATTTCTTCGCATCCCTCAGTCAAGTCGATTATCTTGCCATCATGAGAATAAGCTCTGGGCCTTGTGTCTTTCATAAGACTGAAAAGCTTAACATTCTCAATTTTGGCTATTTCTTTGAAATTACTAAGTTTACAACTTCTTTGTTTGTCATTAGGATGTTGAGGATTGCCTGCCCAAACAATTCCAATTTTGTTGAATTCTTTGTATTCACTTAAATCGAAAGAATTGGGATGATTAATGTAAGATCTATATGTGATTATCGAATGCAATAAATTGGGAAGACTCATTACAGAACAATGATAATCATGCAAAGGGACATCGCTTTTCGGATCTTCCCAAGAAGAAATTAAATTTGGGTCTTTGATGAAAACTTCATCAGCTAGCTCAGCGAAAATAGGCTTTAGGATTTCAGAGCAATGCAAAATAACATAAGCTTCCATTTCCCTTAACTTTTGCAAATATCTTACAAAATGAATTGCGTCTCCATGTCCTTGTTCAGTATGAACCAAAATTCTTTTGCCCTTTACCTCTTGCCCATGCCACTTTTTCTCAGGATTGTATATTTTTTTCCATACTTTCAGTTGATCGTAAACATCATATCGCCATTCATATTCGATAAATCCTTCGTGCCATTTTCCTTTAAGTTTTAGCACTGAAGCAAGATCAACATGGGCTGCGGCGAAATCTGGCTTCATCTCAATTGCTTGAAGGATATATTTTTCTGCTTCATCCAGATTTTTCAATTCACCATAACATCCACCAATCATCGCAAGTGTTGGTGATTCTCTTTTAATCTCCAATGCCTTTTGAAAACAAGAAAGTGCTTCTTCATGGTTTAGTTTATGTCGATATTGCAATCCAAGATTGCTATGAAAGCAACTCGTGTCAGGATTAATCTCAATTGCCTTGTTCAAAAGTTTTATTGCTTCATCGTAATCACCTTTGTTTGAATACGCTAAAGCCAAATCGTTTATTGTTTCAGAATTTTCTGGATAATATTCTAAACACTTTTTAAGTATTATTAAGGCGTCTTCATGCCTTCCAAGTTGGCTATATGAAAGTCCAAGAAGTTGAAATGCATTGCAATTCTTAGGACTAATCTTTAATATTTGTTCTGTTAAAACAGAAACAATCTCAAATTTTTTCTCATGGAATTTTTGATAAGCCTTCTCTAATGCTTGGCTTATAAGTTCTTCAGTTTCTTTTTCTGTATACATGGATAAATAGAGTATGGACCCACAACAAAAAACAGGTTGCGGTTGCGGCGGGAATCGCATGGCCAATGATTCTGTAGTGCCGCCACATAATTTTAACGAAAGCAATAGTCGTGCAAGTATGACTAGGCAACCATTAAATAAGAGTCAAATGGATTTGGCAGCATTGATAAATGCTGTTCATATAAGAAAATCTAAAATATCAAAAATTAACTCAAAAGAAAAATCTTAAATATACAGATATATAATTCAGTTATAATTGCACAAGTTAAAAATTTGTGGAAAGCAGGCAAAATGGCTTGTGGTTGTGGTAAAGGCAGTGCCGCTAGAGGAAGATCTCCTGTTATTAGGCCAGTTATATCAGCTAGGTCTGTGACTGGTGGAATTGCATCAGCCAGAACTCCAACTGAGGTCATGAATCAATCTATTACTCCTCAGCCTCCAATAAATGCTGGTGGCATCAATGCCGAAAAAAGAAAAGTTCAGGCTTTGCGTAGAGATGCGATTAAAAAATCACTAGGCAAATAACTATTCGCCTATATTAACTTTGTTTTTATATTCTGGTAAATTCCATAATGAATCAGGCAAATGAACATTGATTTGTTTGCCTTTTACATCCCATTCCATGCTTGCTTTTTCATCTTTCCAGTCAATGAAAATAATATTATCTTTGTATATTGTGCTGACAATAACATTTGAATTCATATCCATAAGTTTTCTAGACTGAACTTCTTCGGATTTTTTGTTGATAACTGTCATAAAAACACAATCTTCTCCACTTGCTGTTATTCTTTTCTCGTAAAGATAAAGGTATACATCGTCTTCTTTTGAGGCATAAATTTTACTTTGATCTATTACGCCAACATTCAATGATTCTATCATCCAAGCAGGATTCAGAGGTGTTTTTAAGTTGGTTTTATAAAGATCCTCATGTTTAGCAAAATATAGTGAAGGAGGATTCACTCTCTTTGACCAAAACCAGAAAATATTTTGGTTTGATCCAAGGTCCATTTCTCTTCCAGTTATCTTACTTGTGACTATAAAACGGAAGAATTTATCTTTTTTATGAGCCAGATCACCACTTAACCTAAAAGAAAAACCATTGCTTTTCACTTTTACAGGCATTGAATGAACAACAACCGAATCTATCTTTCTGTTCTTTTCATTGATTTTATCGACTAATGGTAGTTTTTTTCTATATTCTTGTTCGATTATCGGTTCTTCTAAAGGAATATCTTGGAATTTATTTGTTTTTTTCAGATATAATGAAAAAATGATTAGGAAGCCACATAGAATTACTGTGAAATTCAGTAATTTTACCATGATTAATCCTAATTAAAAAAGCAAATGTTCCACATATATAGTTTCATCAGTTGTGTTTAATCTTTCAAAAGGAACAACATGCTATCTTATAAAAACTGGAAGATTATGAATGAATCTATTCTTCCAAGCTTCAATCTTGGTTTGGGCAGACATTCTAATCTTGGTATCCAGTCACAGTTTGGTTTTGAAGAATCTGGCGCTATGTACAAGAAGAATAAAAAAAAGAAAATGGTTGACGATGAACTTGTTCGACCCGGAAAAAAACGTGATGTTGCTGGTGATGAGCCAGAAGTAGATGTCGATGTAGATGTTGAAACAGGTAAAAAGAAAAAACACAAGAAAAACAAAAAACTTTCAATTTGTTCTAAGTGTGGA